TATATATATTATATATATATCTGTCCCTGTCCCTGTCCCTCGTCATTTTTACCAATCGGGACAAGGACAGATATATAATTTGTCCCTGTCCCCCTATACAAAGTGCACAATAAAAATCCCTAGGGACAATAGGGACAGACAGTTGTCCCTCTGTTTTGTCCCTATTTTTCATAGTCAAATTGTAGGGACAAATGTGTTTTGTCCTTTTTGTCCCTGTTACATTTGTACAAAAAGAACTGTTTTTTTTTTATTAGTTGTAAAATTATCAATGTGCTTTTATTTTCTTAAGGGACAACCTAGGGACAATTGTCCCTCGAATTGTCCCTAAGGATTTTTTCTATTCTTTCTTGATGATAAAACCGTTTTCTATGGTGAAATCATCTTTCAAATCCTTAGTAATATATCTTCTGATACTTTTTTCACTTAGTCCTATAAGTCCGGCAACATCTTCTATTTTTGCTTTGCTGTCAGCTTGGAGTTCCTTAAATGCTCCCAGTACAGCTTCTAAATTATTGCCTTTTCTTCCTTTTTGACCTTCTGACATTTTTTGTTTATAGCCCTTACCGGGTAAGCTTTCGTCCTTGATATCAGCCAATATACCTGTTTCATCTACTCTATGTATAGGATAGTCAAACCATAGATTTACCGGCTCAAACCTTGCAAATTCCCTTAATGTGCCTTCTATTCTCCAAGCTGATTTAGATCTTATTTTCACTTGTTCATCGGCTACATACTCGCCTAGCACTTCCATTTGGTCAAAATTAAGCTTACTTGAAGCATAATCATACATCTGTGTAGGACTTAGCCTGTCATCCTGACCGACATCATCTTGCCAGTTACTTATATACTTATCCAAAGCTTTTTCTATACCTTTAATTTTGGCTTTTGCTGCTTCTGCTTTTCTTATATTGTCATTAAGTTCAAGTTCTACAAGGTCTATAAGTGCATCCGGATCTCTTGCAAACACTCCCGAACCACTAGCCCTATCCATAGACTTCTTACCGCTTTGTGAACCTTTTGAATGATGATGACAGTATATTGTAGCCGCTTTAAGTGAAGTACATATAAGGTCAAATTGATTGCAGAATTCAGCCATTTGATTAGCCGAATTCTCATCGCCCGTTATAATCTTGTAAATCGGATCTATGATTATAGCGGTATAGTTTTTCTTTTCAGCACGCCTTATGAGCTTAGGGGCAAGCTTATCAAGCGGTACCGATTTACCTCTTAAATTCCATATATCTATATTGTTTAAGTTATTTGGAGCAATGCCCATGGCTGTATATACATCCTTGAATCTGTGCAGGCAAGAAGCCCTATCAAGCTCCAAATTGACATATAGCACTTTACCTTTAGTGCAGTTAAATCCAAGCCATTTATAGCCTTCTGCTATAGCTATAGTAAGCTGTATGAGTGCAAATGATTTTCCTGCTTTAGATGGACCTGCTATCAACATTTTATGCCCTTTTCTAAGCACATTTTCTATAAGACAATCAGCAAGCTGCGGCATATTGTCCCACACTTCACTTAAGTCTTCAGGATTAGGTAGATTATCATTAATGGCTTCTACCCATTCCTCCCATTCATTAAAACTTGATTTGCCTATGTTGGTAGCTATTAAAAACTGCTTTGCTCCGTTCCTCACAACTCCGGGCATACGAGATAATCTTGAGGGATTTTTATTCTGTGTATCTATTTTAAGTCCGTTTTTATCGCATATCTTGTATAAGAAATCAACTCTTGCCTTATACTCTTGTAAATCTTTAGCCTGTATCTTTACAATGGCATGGAGTGATTTTTTGCCTGAATGTGTTAATGCAGCTATAGGAAGCTCCAATTCTTTCATAATTGCATACTGTTTTCCGATGCTTAAGCTGTCGGACTCTACCAATGCATACCTGAAATCAATTACATTATCATTTTTAATACCCTGACCGTCTAACGGATTAAACCTTATCCAAGCACCGGCTTGGGCATTGCAATCCCCTATAACATAACTTATGTCTTCACAGTTTTTAAGTTTTTCAATAAGTTCTTTAGCTGTTCTGTCCCAATGTCCTTTAGTCGGGCTAAGCCTGCCATCTATCTCGTATACTGATGTGACATATCCTACATTTTCATCAGGATGAAACAAGGTTTCTAAGTATTTTATAAGTTCTGCTTTAGGTTCCCAATTTTTAGGTTCAGGAATATCATGTTCTTCTATATAACCTTGATCTACTATAGTTTTTTCATCATCACGAGTGATAATGTCATCCCAATCAAGCGCATATCCGATACCTGAAGATTCAGGAGTAAAACCACCCCTTACGGCATATTCGTATATAGTTCCTCCTGTTACCATGGATGAAGAACCATTGAATGTATCCCATTTTTTGTAACATTCACCGGTCTTATATCTGTCATCGTTCTTACTCCAATTATCCCAATCATAGGCTGTAAGACCCTCTTTTTTTAATGCCATTCCGACATTTACCCATTCCTGGTATGTAAGTTCTGCCGGATTTATATAATTAAGCAATCCTTTTATATCCATATACTATACGACCTCTTTCGGACTGTATTTTGATGGTGCTATACCCGCCGGAACATGCCAACCGTTAGCTGCTATTCTGTCTATCAGATTTTTAGCTTGCCCAAACTCCCATGTTCCTACATGCCTGAATCCTTTTCGCTCCAAGAGCCTTATCTGTTTCGGTGTAGTAAGTCCTGCTTCTTTTCTTTTATTTAATTTATCAAGTATCAAGCTTGCTTTTCCCGCACATTCTATTTTATCAGGAAATATACCGAACTTTTCTAAAGCCTTTACCTGCTCTTTTGAAGCCGGTTCCATTTCCCAACCGAATGCAGGTACATAACCGGATAGATCTTCTGCTTGTATACTCATTTCAAACTGCAAAGGATCTACCAGCTTTTTCTCTCTTTTTTTCATCTCTTCAAGAGCCTTTGCCAGTGCTTCCTCTCTTTGAGCTACTACATCCTGAGCTGCTTCTTTTTCCATAACTTCAAGATCCAGTGCTTCGCCCGGATTATCTTCCAACTTCTTTGTAACTATCTCGGCTACTTCTTCATTTTCACAAATAAGATGTGCCGGATGGCAAAGTTCATGCCTTTCGGTATGCCAGAGAAAATCAAGTAATAGTAGATTTTCTTTTCCCGGATAAAGTCTTGTTCCACGACCTACCATCTGGCTGTATAAGCTTCTTACTTTAGTAGGTCTGAGCACTATTACACAGTCTACGGACGGACAGTCCCAACCTTCTGTAAGAAGCATTGAATTGCATATGACATTGTATTTATTCTCATCAAATCCTTTCAGTATTTCTGATCTGTCATCACTGTTGCCGTTAACTTCCGCTGCTCTAAAGCCTGTTTGATTAAGTAACTCCGTAAACTTCTGACTTGTTTTAACTAACGGTAAAAACACTACTGTCTTTCGACCTTTACAGTAATTACTCATCTCTTTAGCTATCTGTTCCAAATAAGGATCTAAAGCTGTACCTAAGTCACCGGCTTTAAAATCTCCCGATTGCATAGCCACACCTGTCAGGTCTAATTTAAGCGGTATAGTAAGTGCCTTGATTGGACTTAAGTACCCTTCTTTGATAGCCTTGGGTAAGGTGTATTCAAAGGCAAGGCTTTCAAAATACTGCCCTAAATTTCTCATATCACCCCTGTCAGGTGTTGCCGTAACCCCTAACACATTAGCAGTATTAAAGTAATTAAGCACTTTTTGATAACTGTCTGATATGCAATGATGAGCTTCATCTACTATAATCACATCAAAATGTTCATTACTGAATCTTGATAGTCTTTTTTCTTTTTGCAGTGTCTGTACACTACCTACAGTTATCATAAACCATGAACCTATACTACTTTCTTCAGCCTTTTCTACAGAGCATATAAGCCCTGTAGATTTTCTTATCTTATCGGCTGCTTGTTCTAATAACTCAGCCCTATGAGCGAGTATTAAAACTCTTTTACCCTTTTTAACCATATCTGCCGCAATCATAGCAAATACTATAGTCTTGCCACATCCGGTAGGTAGGACAAGTAAGGTCTTTTTATTCCCTTTATCCCATTCATCTTTTATCTTAGTACGCGCTTCTTCCTGATATGGTCTAAGTGTTATATTCATTTAAAACGCTCCTGCTTGATATGTTTTCATCTCATGTGGCAAGAATGAGTCTACTCTGTTGTTTTCCCTGCTATTGCCGTCTTTATCCGTATACTTATTGATTGTAAGTTTAAGTTTACCTGTAGCCCCTGTAACTTCATTCCATCTGGGCTTTAGCGGCTCACCCTTTTTCTTTTGTCCTATTGAAGTAAAGAACTGAGACAGTTTCCACTCCGCTTTACTGTTTAAATAAAGTTTTTCTATAACACTACCTGACAAGCCTTCCTCGTTAGTTACTTTCAGATAGATAACCGCAACATTGCAGGCTGCCATCTTCTCACTACCGTCATATCTTGCTTTTTCCATCTTAGTGATACTAAATGAGTATTCCCCTTCCGGAAGAATTTCAAACTCCGATTCTTGTGAAATTTCATCATCCCAGTTCAGTTCATATCCTAAATTTGAATTATCTGACATTTTTTATATTATCCTTTCTTTTACTTGAATATAACTTCCGCATCTTCTATCTGTTTTTGCATTACTTTTTTAACTTGATCCCAAGCACCTATAAGAACACCCTGAACAAAATCTTCAGGCATATCTTGTATAAGTGTATCCTTAGGAAAATACCCCTTTGCAAAGCAGGCATCTTGTATGTTCCACTCGTTGAAATCATCTTTTTCCATCAGATCTATAAGTGCCTTAGGTATATTCTCCCTCTTTGATAAAAACCTGTTAATTACCTTATTATCTTTCACTTCCTCATTAACAGTATATTTTGGTAACTCTTCTTTATCTTCTTTAGCTACTTCTTTAATCGTCTGTGGCGGTTCTTCTTTAACAACCGGAGTTTCTATATTTTGTTGCTCACTTATATGCTCTTCTTTTGGGGCTTCTTCTGTTTTTTGCTGTATTGTTGCTTTTGTACCTGTAGTAAATATGTGTCTTATAGCTTCAAAATCCATATCTATCTCTTCAGGCAAATCAAATCTGTTCTTAGCATCCCAACACACATGGTGGGATGTGTACATTACCCTCTTGCCCCCTTGTGCCTTATTCTTGCCCTTTTGTGAACCTTGTCCGTCTACATTTACCACACTGGTCTTATAATTACAGAACAGGACCATATCAGCCCATTCTTTTACCAGTGGCGAGGTTTGAGAACTTGTCTTTTTACCAAGTTTAAGTTCCCATCTGTCATAGGCACCCATCTCATCCGGCTGTTCAAACTTACGCATCTGAGCATGAGCAGTCAGTACTACATTTATACCTACATCTATTATGTCTGAAAGTTTATTAAGAAATTTCCCTATTTCCTCCCTGACATATACATAGCCGTTACCGTACCCGAAGTCCTCTATGCCTTTCTTTTGGTGTTTTGCACATATAGCTTCTACACACATAGCTTCAGCCCAGTCCATGGTATCTATTACCAAAGTCTTACACACTCCCGGATTAGACTTTATGTATTCAAGTTCCTCTAATAAATATGACCAGCTTTCAGGTTTGGGAAGTCTGGCAACATCCATAGTGTTAGTACTTCCTTCCGTATCTATAAATACAGCTTCCGGGAACTTACTTGCAAGTGTTGACTTGCCTATACCTTCTGCACCGTATATGACTACCTTTTTAGCCTTGTCTATTTTTCCCTTAGTTATTTTCATTAAAACTCTCCTTTCTTCCACTTCGGTGTAACTGTTTCGTGATTTTCCATTCCACTACTGTATCCGTCTTCTATTATGATAGAACATTCATCACCTTTGCTTACCCTTGTTGCTATGGCTTGTAAACCTTCCTGTTCCAACCACTCACCAAAATCTTTTAGTGTATCTAAGTCCATTTGTTCTAACTTGTCTATAAGCACAAAGCCGCATTCAGGATTAAGCTTCCTAACTATAGCTGTAGACACTTTAAGCCTATCCGATCCGGACATATTGTCCCATTCCTGCCCCTTATACTTTAGCTTGCCCTCTACTACAGTAAGCTCCGGTAATGGAAGATTTGCATCATTCAACAACTCTGTCTTTTGCTCTCTTATATTGCTTAACTTGATTGTAAGGTTATCATATTGAACCTGATATTCTCTTGCATCATCTTCCGCCTTGTCCTTATCAAGATTTATCCTTACCTTTCTGTTTATCTCTTCTATATGAGCAAGGTTTTTTTCAAGTTCTTCTGTAGACTCATCTATAAGCTCTGCTACTGTTTTTTGTGCAGTTTCTTCATCTTTAGCCACCTTTTCATAACTTTGCTTTTTTTCATCAAGCCTTGTATACAATTCGGCTATTTGCCCTTCAAGTAACTTTATCTCGTCCGATAGCCTATGCTTTTGATTACTTATAACAGCAAGATTATTTCTTTTTCTCTGATTCTCACCATTTCTTGCAAGTATCTCTTGCTGTTGCTGAATCAGTTCAGAAGCGGATATTAAATCTTTAGGTGCATCAGGAAAATACTCTTGTTCATCAGCAAACTTCTTTTTCTGATCCGCTATTCTTCCTATGGCAAGTCTTTCGTTATATAAATTCCTTTCCTGTTCCTCTATTTCCATCAGTTCTTTGCCTACTCCGATAATATTGAGAAGTGTAGAAGCCTTTTCTGTATCACTTGCTTCCATAAACCTAGGTAAATCAAGTGCAAGTTTTTCTATAAAGCTGTTAAGTAATTGCTGACCTGCTTTCTCACCTCTAGGATCTATTACTTTTAAGTCGCTATTTTTACCCTTACGCTCCACTATCAAACCATTGCTTAACACTAAGTGCATGTATGGTGGTGTAACCGAACCCTCTCTTGAAGGTCTTGAAGGTTGAGAAGGTCTGTAAGTATCTCCGCCCAAAGCCCATGCTATAGCATCAAGTACAGAAGTCTTACCCTGATTATTATTACCTCCTACTATAGTAAGACCGTTTGCCGATGGCTCTAACTTCACAGCCTTAACTCGTTTTACATTTTCAATTTCCAGCTTATTTATTTTTATTGACATAAAACCTCCTTATATTATCTCTATATAGTCTTTAGCAAACTTAATCATCATGGATACAACTTCTCTTTCGCATAAATTGGATTTTTCCGATATATCTTCAACTATTTCTTTAGCGATACTGTCAACTCTGACCCTGTAATGATTATCCGTACTTCTATATCTCTGTTTTTTTATAATTAATTTTTCCATACTTATCTTTTATTCACCTCTTATCTGTGATATAATCACAGTTGATTATTTTTTGTTTGGGCTTACGGCTTTTCTTCTTTAAAGGGCTGTAAGCTCTTTTTATTGCTGTACAGTAATATATCTGCAAAACTTACTATTATTTCTTTGCCTGTTCTTATCACTTTAAGCTTGACCAGATCAGGGTATAATTTACTGACTTCTACCATTTCTGTTTTCTGTTTAGGTTTTGAACTGTCTGTAAAATCTTCAGAACAAAAAGACTCATAAGTGTAGTCAAACCTGTCACCCAGTTTTACAGATTCTTTAAGTTCCTTTATACTTATGCCAGTAATCCTCATGTTACCAGCGTATTTAGCCACTGCCATCTATATCACCTCTCTATAATGACTGCTTCTTCGCAGGAATTCAGGTATGTGTAACTCCCTCGGTTCTGCTGCTTCAAATGTTATAGTAAATATAGTTCTTATACCCTCTCTAACTACTTCTGTACTTATATGCTTCCTTCCAGGAGCAAACACACTTACCACACTGCCATTACTCTCACACATAGTTACCTCCTTCTAAAAAATT